AGCAGACAAGTTTGATAACATTACAAACTATGCTCTTGCTGGTGGCAGTAACGATAGAATATTTAGAACAACAATGGAATATTTTAGTAAAGGCCCAACTGATACTATTGCTGTTATACAATGGACAGCACCTATTAGATTTGAAATTTATAACGAAATATTTAAAACATGGTTAGGGATATGTAATAATACAACTACAAACGTTCGTAAATCATTGGCTAATAGTATGACAGATAAAGACTTAACAGTCAGTATACACATGGATGATGGTTTAGCATTAGAAAAATTTAGAAATCATAAAGCATATAATAAGATTGTAAATGCTTCACAGCAACAACTGATGTTTTTAAAATCTCTAAATGATTACCAAATACAATTTTATAAAAATGTATATGTGTTGGAGCAATATTTTAAAAGCAACAACATTCCATTTTTATTTACGTCAATGTCTTTTTATAACCATATTGTAAATGCAACATCATATACGAACATTGACACTATAGAAACACCTCCCACAAAACTAGAAATAGATTTAAAAAATATATTAGATAAATCTAGTTGGACAGCACAACCTTTTACAGGATACATGGATACTAATTATGTTAGTAAAGAAGACCACCATCCTAACCAAGAGGGCCATAGACTAATAAGTGAAGCAATAGTAAGTGAACTATCTAAGAGGAACTACATATGAAATTATTAGCAAATGGTTGTAGTTTTACTGACGGTGACAACACATGGCCACAGCAACTAGTAGAAAATGGCATGTTTGCAGAAGCACATAATTTATCAATGGCCGGAGGCAGTAATGATAGGATAGTGAGAACTACTTTAGATTTTTGCAGTAAAAATGACATGAGTAATTACATGGCAGTAATACAATGGACTAGTTTGTTCCGCAAAGAATATTATAGTGCAAACTTAAAAGAATGGGTCGGCGGTACTACAGTTTTAAATAACAATTCCCCTGAAGATTTATCAATGGACGTTACTGTTGAAAAAGGTTCAACAACACGTGACAAAGATTTAGTACATGTTTCTAATGCGGCAACTGAAGATATGTTGTACTTGCAATCTATTACTGATTACAGACTAAGTACTTTAAAGAACATACTGATGTTACAAAACTACTTTGAACAACATAACATTAAATATTTGTTTACTAGTATGGGTCCAGATAGTCATATAGCAGGCAATATGTTTACACACATGTATAGTCCGCAAAAGCAACCAATTATACATATTTTAGAAAGCATAGTAAATAAAAATCAATGGACAAATTTATCAATTGCAAATATGTTAAACAACAATTTAGAGTATATAATTAGCCAAGATGACACACATCCTAATGAAAAAGGTCATAAATTATTAGCACAATCCTTTTGGCAACAAATAGGTAAAATATATGGATAGACAAGAATACACAGAAGAAGTACAAGAACTATTTTTACGTTTTATAGTAAGCGATCCTGAACTGTTTGTGAGGGTAAACAACATTGTTGAGCCTTACATGTTTAATAAAAAGTTTCAAGATGCAGTTAAGTTCTTAAAAGATCACACAACTGAATACAATAGTATACCTACTATTGATCAAATTAGTGCAACAACTAATGTAGATTTAGAACGTGTAGAGAACATTACAGATAATCACATCGAATGGTTTTTAGATAGCCTAGAAACTTTTTGTAGACACAAAGCACTCGAAAAAGCAATACTTGATAGCACAGATGATTTAGAAAATGGTGATTACGGTGCCGTAGAAAACAAAATTAAAGATGCAAGTCAAGTAGGACTTGTAAAAGATTTAGGACTAGATTACTTCGACAATCCAAAAGAGAGGCTACAGTGGATAAAAGACCAAGCAGGAGCAACCCCAACAGGGTGGAAAATGTTCGATCAGAAACTTTACGGTGGGTTGAACAAAGGCGAAATAACAATATTCGCAGGAGGCTCAGGCGCCGGTAAAAGTTTGTTCTTACAAAACTTAGGTGTCAATTGGGCATTAGCAGGACTTAATGTTGTTTATATTAGTTTAGAGTTAAGTGAACAACTTATTAGTATGCGTCTAGATGCAATGGTTAGTGAATTTGGCACTAAAGAAATTATGCGTAATATGGATGATGTGCATTTAAAAGTTAAGATGAAATCTAAGAGTGCTGGTAAGTTTAGAGTTAAACAAATGTCTAACGGTGTTACAGCAAACGATATTAGAGCATTTGTTAGAGAATATGAAATAAATGCAGATGTAAAAGTAGATTGTTTATTAGTTGATTATCTAGATTTAATGATGCCTATTAGTGCTAGAGTAAGTCCAGGAGACTTGTTTATTAAAGACAAATATGTATCTGAAGAATTGCGTAATTTAGCAGTAGAAAAGAATCTTTTAATGGTAACAGCATCGCAGTTAAACAGAGGTGCAGTAGAAGAAATAGAATTTGACCATCATCATATTGCAGGTGGTATCAGTAAAATACAAACAGCAGATAATGTTGTGGGTATTTTTACTAGTAATGCTATGAGAGAACGTGGAAGATATCAAATACAGTTTATGAAAACACGTTCTAGTAGTGGTGTTGGTAGTAAAGTAGACTTAAAGTTTTGTCCAGATACACTTAGAGTAAGTGATTTAGATGAAGATGATGAAGATGCAATGACACTTACTACTTCTTCTGTATTAGAAACAGTAAGACGTACTAACACAATGGCGGCAGATGAGGAAAAAGCACAAAGTACTGTAAACCAAGCATTAAACATCAGAGAGTTTATTAAGAAAAATGACATATAATGATAAATATGTGTATTAGGGAATACTAAAGTGAAAAAAACAAGAAGTATATTAGAAGAATTAAACTCCATCAGTATTGATAGGAGTAAACACCATGTTCTTGAGAATAGAGTTGAGCATTTAGTATCTAGTGCAGAAAATATCAAAAAAACATTATATGAATTGTATGAAGGTGATGTAGCATTAGATTTAGAAAGAAGGCTTATCAACAGTCTTAAGAGCGGTGACTTTAAGAAATTTTCACGTGGTATCAAGAAAATAGTTAAAGAGAGCACCGATGAAGTTAAGTGATATAGTTACAGATGCTGAGCAAAATTTTGTAGCCGACCTAGAAGAAGCATCAGGCGATGGAAGAGGTAGAGCACAAGGTTCTAAAGGTACACAATTTAAAACTAATAAACAATATAGACAACAAGAATTAAATAGAACACAAGGTGGCTCACCAAGAGGTAACCAAGGAAGACAATCAGCCTCACCAATAAGTAGAGCCAAACAACAACAATTAAAAAACAAACAAAAAAGAAACTTTCAACAAGGTGCAACAGCAGACGGAAAATATTCTCAACAGGCTAGACAAAAAGCGGCTACTAGAGATTATCAATCAGCATCAGTTAAACTGCCAGATGGTAGAACATTCAATAATTCTGCACAGGGTTGGCAAGAAGTAGATAAAAAAGGTAATCCAGTACCTGGGACACAACCAATCTCCCCGACATCTGCTCAAGCAAAAGAATTAAACAAAATCTATCAAAACAAAGGCAAGCAACCACAAGGCTTTATGTCTAAAATGAAAGACAAATTGACAACAGCAATGGGTGGACAACTTGCAACAAAAACGTTAGCAGATCCTGATGCAAACTTTGGTAAAAGAATGGGTGCAGTTGCAGGTGCAGGAATAGGAAGAGGCTTAGGTAATTTGATTAGAAGTAAACCTAAACTTGATCCTGTAGCACCTGATAAGAAAGCAGTACCAAATGTAGCAAAAACAGATTTAGGATACTTACAAAAACAAGTTATGGCTGGTGATGAACAAGCCGCACAAAAATTTGTGGATGAACTATCTAGAATGAAATCTCAAAATATTGATATCAGTAACTATGCCGCAACATTGCCTGCTATGTTAAAGAGAACACAAATGGATAAACAAAGTCCTGCTTATGCAGAACTTGTTAAAGTAGCAAGGACTATGAGCAGAGAAGCATTTGAGCATGTAAACAAAGTGTTAGAGCACAGTGGAATTACATGGAAACAGTTAGGCTTTACAGTATTACTTTCAGAATCACAATCAGATGTTGTTTTAATCCCTCAAAAAGATTTAGATTTATTTGAAACAAAAATATTAGCAGGAGTTTAGTATGAAATTTTTAGAAATTTCTAAACCTCTAGTAACAACAATCCTCACAGAATCTTTACTTGAAGCAGATGGTAAAAATACTCACTTAGAACATTTAGAAGATAACATCTTTAATAAAGGACATGAGGGTGCCAAAGAAGCAGTAGACTATCTATACAGTTTACATCAAATGCTAGAAGGTAACACAAAAACTCCAGTATCAATGACAACTAAATGGGATGGAGCACCAGCCATTGTAGCAGGTAAAGATCCACAAACTGGAAAATTCTTTGTAGGTACTAAAGGTGTTTTTGCTAAAAATCCTAAAATGAATTTTACTAATTCGGATATAGAAAAATATCATGCCGACCAAGGCGAAAAAGATGCAAGTGGTTTGCGTAATAAACTAAAACTTGCATTAAAACATTTAAGCAAGTTAAATTGGGACACAGTTGCACAAGGCGACATGCTTTTTGCTGGTCAGGAAGATATCAAAGAAGAACTTATTGACGGTGAGCAATATATAGTTTTCAAACCAAACACCATTGTTTATGCTATACCTAAAGATAGTGATCTAGCAAAAGAAATATTAAGTGCTGGATTTGGTATTGTGTGGCACACAGAATATGTAGGTGGTCCAACACTAGCAGATACTCAAGCAAAATTTGGTTTCGATGCTAGTGTGTTAGGTGATGGTTCAAATGCTGGTGTATGGCAAAGAGATGCAACCATTAAAGATTTAAGTGGTACAGTAACACTAAGTGATAACGAAGGTCATAAAATGCTTAGTGCTATACAAGAAGCAGACAATTATTTAAAAACTATTGATGCAAACACTTTTAGTTGGTTGCAAAAAGGAACTGACTTAGTTGGTAAAACATTTCTAGAGCAATTAAAAGCACATGCAAACAATCAAGTACGTCAAGGACACTTTGATGAACCTACTAAATTTGCACAAGATTTTATCACAAAATTTGTAAATTATTGGACTAAAGAGATAGATAAAGTAAAACAACAAAAAACTATTGATGCTAAAACACAAACAATGGTACAAGGTGTAAAGTTTATTAAAGAAAACTTACAGAGTATTATTGCAGTATATGATTTGTACTTAAAACTTATAGAAGCAAAAATTATTATTGTTAGAAAATTAGAGCAAATAAGACAAATGCCAACATTTAAACAAACAGAAAAAGGTTATGAGATAACTGGTGAAGAAGGATTTGTTGCTGTAGATAGATTAGGCAATGCATTAAAGTTAGTTGATAGATTAGAATTTAGTAAACTAAACTTTGGTTCAGGCAAGCCAGGTTCATAGAATGGAATTACAACTTATAAATCAAGAACTCGCCGAAAGTAAATTGTTTAGATTTACAGGAAGTTTTTCACGACTGTCTGGTAGAGAAATTGCAGACTTATTTTATCTGCAAACGTTAGCAACATTTATGTTTACACAAGACAGTAAGCAACGTGATTACGGTTTAGCATACGCATATAAAACAATACAATACGGACCTTTTGCAGTATTTAGAACAGCGGCAACAGACTTATATATGTTAGCATTTGCTGTAAATCAGTCAGATTATGCACAGATTAAAATTAAGAATGCAGATAGAAAGTTTTTAAAAACACTATCTTTTCAAAATAGAAAATACTTCCAATTTATTACTAGACTATCAAGAGACAATGTGTCAATTAGCGATGCTACAACATTCTTATTTAGATTAGAATCACAATTAAAGATTAGTAATCCTATTTACAAACAAATGAGACGTTTAATTTGCCAATGGCCACAATTAAAATTTTCTCAACGTCAAGCAGTTATTAGTAAAATGGTTCAGCAATTAAGAGTTAAAGGAACTGGCAGTGAAGTATTTAGACATGCTAGTTCTATGACAACTCGTAGAGAATTAAAACCAGTACCTCAAAAGTCAAACACACTTAAAAGAGCGGCGGCTACAGCAGTTGGAGCCTATGTTGGAAGTAAAGCAATACCAAAACTTACCAAGAACAAATTAGGTGGTAAGACTGGAGCAGGCATCGGTGCAATAGCAGGTTATTGGGCTAGTGGTCGTAAAAAGGTATAAATACAGTTATGCAAATTAGAGATATTATAATAGAAGCCAATCAAGAAGAAATCAAACGTTTTGATAATGCGTTCATGAACTGGTCAGCAACGTCTGGTTCAATATTTGGCTCAGAAGCAAAAGCCTATGTTGCCGGCAGAGCAAAAGCAATTTTTACTAAAGGTGGCGTAAGTCCAACTGATGCAATCTCTATGGCTCTTGAGGAATATAATTCTAAAAAGAGAAATCAGAAAGACAAAAAAAATATAGATCGTAAAACAAATAATAAGATGACATTTGGTAGAGACGATATAGAAGCAGAACCAAAAAGAAAACGAGGCGGTCAAGTAGGTAATACAAATGCTTACAAAGGTGGACCAGCCAATCCTTTCAAAGATGTAGATATGTCTACAATGGCTACTTCAATGAAAACAGGTAAAACACTAGGCGATAGATTATCTGGTAAATTACAAGGTTTAATGAATATTGGACAAAAATACCGAGCTAGAACACCTAAATAATACAATTATTTGATAAATAAAAGTAACTAAATAAATTCATTGGAGAATTAAAATGGCACAAACTCAAAATACAGGAGCCGCAGTAGCACCAGCACATTTAAATGGTAAAGCGATTGCAGGTATCCAAGTAGATTTCGGTGTTGACGTTTCAGCAAAATTGGCTGTAGGCGGAGCATTAGATATCTTTTTAAAAGCAGTAGGAAATGAAGGTTTAACACCTTTCGCAATTGGTACAGTAGACGCAACAGGTGGAACAGGACAAGGTCTTAAAGTTTTATTTGAAGGCGAACACGGTACAGATACTTATGACGGAACTAATTCAGAGACTTTAGCGGCTCATTTAGAAGACGTTGTACAAGCACTTACAGACGCAGATGGCGTTACATGGTCAGCAGTAACAGTAGCGGCTTTTGAACTATAAGAAATTATACTAAAAAATATTTAAAGGGAGTTTAGGCTCCCTTTTTTTATGGATTTTTGATAAATAAATGTAACCAAAGTACATTCATAGTAACAACGGCGGTGGTTTAAGACCACGAATGTACAACAAATTAGGAGAAGCAAATGGCTTTAACAAGAGTAAACGGTGCGGCGGCAGAAGGACAATTATTAGTAGGTTCTTTAAGTCACTTCATCATAGACGAAGTAGACGGAACAGATGACATTAGTTCATTTGGTTTCACAGCAGGTGCGGCTAACAAAGGTGAATTAGTTTTATCAGCATTAGCAACAAGATGTACACCAGTAATCATCAACAGCATTTCTGCAACAGTAATGCATGTAGCAGTAGAAGGTCAACCAAGTGCGGCTGACTTACTAGCGGCTATCCAACCAGTTCTTACTGGTAACGGTGCAAACGCAACTGTAACAGCAGGTGAGTACAGAGTAGTCTAAGTTTAATACTTAACAACTTTTTAAAAAGCAGGCTTAGGCCTGCTTTTTTTATGGCTTCTAGTTCTGGTAACAAAATTTTTAAATTGTGATAAATACAACTAAAGACACAGGAGACACAATGGTTGGACAAAGAAGCGGGGCAATGACTTCCATGGAAGTTGTTACAGGTGATATAGAATTTTTCACTTTGTACACTACAATTGATATTACTAACACTGATGATTTCAGTGACAACAGTCAAAAAGACTTTGAAAGTGTTGTACAAGTAATAGGAATGAGAGCTATGCCCATTGTTATGAACAATCCAGTTGAGTTAAACGGAACAGGTAACAATGTATTAGAAAATTATGGTGCACCAAGCATGACAGGTGCAGGATATATTTTTAAGTTTGCAACTGAAAGACCAGGAGCACATACAATAGAGACACTAGTAAACGAGTTTGACGATATAGTATTAAATGGTGGTACCGTTGATACTAAAAATTCTATAAATATGGAATTTACAAAACAGGATCTATTATAAGATGAAAAAGAAAATACCAGAATCAATGCCAGAAGAAAAGCAAATATATGCAGAGTCTCATAATATGGAGGCACATATAATTGCTGACATGTTGCGTATTGAAAGTATCACTACAGAAATTAGAGAATTTAAAGAAGATACTAAACATAGATTAAATAAATTAGAAAATTGGCTAGTTGCAATAGTTGGCACAAGTTTTACAACGTTAGTAGCATTGGTAATTGGGCTATTAGTAAATTTTTTAGGATAATATGAAATTATTAGAACTAGGCGAAGAAGCCACTATCATCGAAGCAAGAATGGTATGGCGTAAAATGGGCAACAAAGTAAAACGTGCTGTCCGTTGCACTAGTGGCCGTAGAAAAGGCAGGGTAGTAAGTAACCCTGGTCAATGTCATAAACCAATTGACATGAAAAAGAGAATGACATTGAGAAAAACTAAGGCACGAATGGGTGCTAGGATGTCAAGAAAATCACAAAGAACAAAAAGAATGAATCCAGCATCAAAGAGATTACGTTCTTTAAATAGAGCAACAAACAGGCGATAAGATGAAGTTTAAGGATGTAAGAACTTTTAAATCATTACTAAATGAATATGGATTAAAGCCAGGCACACCTACCGCAGTAGGTGGACAACAGACTGGTGCAAATGCAAAAGCAAATGCTGTAGCAAGTCCCACAACACAAAAAACTACAGCAAAACCAGATAAAGGCAGTCCAACAACACAAGGTGTAGACACTACACCAGAGGAACTTCCTAAATATACACCCATCAAAGCAGGTGATTTAGATGTAGATTCAGAGTACAACGACAAAGATGGAAACCCAATTGGTAAAGTTGTAAGTAAAGTAGGTGATAAACCAAATCCTGACAAAGTTGTAGTGCAAGACAAAAAAGGTGAATACCAGTTACTAGATCCTAAAGATGAAGTACATGCTTTAGTTGACGAAGGTAAATTAGGTACACTTGTTAAAAAAACACAATCCGGAATTAAATTTAGAAGCAAAGACAATCAAGGTGTTAAAAAATTAGCAAGAAAGAACAAACTCAGCGAACAAGGCCGAGAGCAAATATTCGAAATCAATTTTAATAAAAAAGAAATAGGACAAGCGGCTTTAACGTCACCAATCAAATGTGGTTTTGAAGCAGAAACTGTTTGGTCTGAAGTATATGGTGGCAGTAGTGATGGCGATAGTTGGGCTGATGAAAATACATGGTATGAAGTAGAAGATGCACTTCATAATCAACATGGTAGACGTGCTGTACAAAACATAGAAGAACAATACAGAGAATGGCTATACGAAATAGCATATGATTTGGAAGGCGATATTACTGCTCGTATGGCACAAGACAGAAAAGAAGATGAAGATTATATAAATGATTTTGTTGAAGATCAACTAGACGAAGATGATATTGAAGAATATAAAGAAAATTATCTAAATGGAATGGATGAAGACCAATTGGAAGAATATGAAGATTGGGATTTTATTGCTTGGGGAAGACAGTACGCAGAAGAAGAAAGAGAAGACGAGTTAGTCGAATGGCTTGAAGAACAAGTACGTGAGTCTGGTGAAGCAATGGATGAAGCAATGTCAGAAGCAGAAGATGAATATGACATGGACCGTTGGGCAAGTAGAGAATATGGTGGCTGGGGTAATTGTTTAAGTGAGGTTGGAGATTATTATCTAGATAATCCAGAAGGCGGCGGCGGATTAGAAGAAGTAGCAGATATTTTAAATGGCTGGTCAGAGCAAAATAGTGATTTTACCGGTAGTGCAGAATAT